CTGTCCAAAAAATCTCCCCGTCTGTGGTCGACGTTCCGGACGATCTCACGGTGCGTGCGGATCTGGTGTGGGACCCGGTCCGGTTGGCCGGCTACGAATGGCTCGAGCGGTTCCTGGAGGTGCCTGAGGACGCGGCTCCGCCGTTGGCGATGTCCTTGCCGCCGGAGGACGCGGTGGGGTCGTACGGGGCGCAGGCGGTCGGGTGGATCGAGGAGTCGCAGCGGATCACGCTGAGGTGGTGGCAGGCGTTGGCGGTGACCCGCCAGTTGGAGCATCGGGCGGACGGGTCGCTGTGTCATCGGGTGGTGGTGGAGTCGGCACCGCGGCGGGCTGGGAAGTCGGTGCGGGTGCGTGGCCTGGCGTTGTGGCGGATGGAGCACGCCGAGCTGTTCGGCGAGGTGCAGACCGTGCTGCACTCCGGGAACAACGTGCAGGTCTGTCGGGAGATCCAGCGTGGTGCGTGGCGGTGGGCTGAGGAGACCGCCGGCTGGACGGTGTCGCGGTCGAACGGGAAGGAGGCGATCGAGACCCCGTCGGGCGACAGGTGGATGGTGCGGGCCACGTCGGCGGTGTACGGCTACGACGTCTGTCTCGGCGTGGTGGATGAGGCGTGGGACGTCCAACCGGACGCCGTCTCGGAGGGTTTGGAGCCTGCGACGTTGGAGCGGTCGTCGCCGCAGCTGCATCTGACCTCGACGGCGCACCGTCGGGCGACGTCGCTGATGCGTACCCGCCTGCAGGTGGCGATGTCGGGCGAGGACCCGGACACGCTCCTGCTGTTGTGGGCTGCACCGGCCGGGGCCGATCCGGGTGACCCGGCGGTGTGGCGGGCGGCGTCTCCGTACTGGTCGCAGGACCGGGCGAAGATGATCGCGGACAAGTACGCGAAGGCGTTGGCTGGGGAGGCCGACCCGCAGGACGACGACCCGGACCCGATGAAGGGGTTCGAGAGCCAGTACTTGAACGTGTGGCGCCTGCGGTCGGCGACGGTGGAGCGTGGCGACCCGGCTGTGTCGGCGCAGGACTGGGCCGCGCTGGTCGCACCTGTTCCAGATGGAACACCTGACGCGGCAGCGGTCGAGTCGTGGTTCGGTGACGGGGTGGCGTTGGCGTTGGCGTGGCGGTCGGGTGACCTGGCGGTGGTGTCGGTCCAGGATCTGGCGGACCTGTCCGACGTCCGTGGCGCTCTCGCAGCGGTCGGGTTCCGGGGCCGGGCGAAGGTCGGTGCGAGCCTCCTGGAGGATCCGTCGCTGGCCGGTGTGCGTGCGGACAAGGGGCAGGGCCGCACGGGTGTGGTCGTCCAGGAGCTGCGCCGGTTGCTCGACGAGGACGTGTTCCGTCATGACGGCGGTGACCTGCTGACCGAGCAGGTGCTCGCGGTGCGGACGACGCCGGGGGCGGACGGCCCGCGGATGGTGTCGAACGGTGCGGCCGACGGGATCAAGGCCGCGGTGTGGGCTGCGTCGGAGTGCCGGCGTCCCCGGCGGCCGAAGCTCGCGGTGGCCATGTAGCCCACGATGCGGAACAGCGGTCCCACCATGTGAGATCGACAGTCGTATGATGCAACTGTGGTATGGCCCTGGCGTAAGACGGAGACCCGGTCGGCGATGTCGATCAGTGACCCCGCTCTCGCCGCCTGGTTCGGTGCCGGTCCGATCAACGTCACCGGGGTCGCCGTCAACGAGCAGTCGGCGCTGGGCCTGTCGGCGTTCTGGCGTGCGGTGGCGCTGATCTCGCAGACGATCGCCACGCTGCCGCTGAAGACGTACCGGGAGACCGACGGGCTGCGCACACAGGTCGGCAGCTTCCTCGACGACCCGGGCGGCGCCGACGGTGGCCCCACCCCGTTCGAGTGGTGCGAGATCGTGCTCGTGCATCTCCTGGCCCACGGCAACGCGTTCCTCGCGCACGTGTTCAACGGTGCCGGTGCCCTCTACGCGCTGACCCCGATCCATCCGCTCGCCGTGTCGGTCGAGTGGGACCGGCTCCGGCCCGGCCGGAAGTTGTTCCGGGCGACGCTCATCGACGGGACGTTGGTCGACTTCGACGACTCGACCATGACGCACATCCCGTCGATGTGCCTGGACGGGCTCCGCGGCATGTCGCTGATCCACATGGCCCGCAACTCGCTCGGTACCGGGATCGCCGGTGACCGGGCCGCCGGCCGCATGTTCGGTCAGGGGCCGCTGATCTCCGGGCTCGTCACCCCTGAGGACGAGATCGACGGCGACGAGTTGAAGCTCGTGATGTCGGACCTCAACGCGATGCTGACTGGCCCGGAGAACGCCGGGAAGATCGCCGGGATCAACCGGAAGCTGAAGTTCACCGAGTGGGCGAGCAGCAACGCCGACGCCCAGTGGCTCGAGTCCCGCCAGTTCCAGATCGAAGAGGTCGCCCGCTGGACGGGTGTCCCCCCGTTCGCGCTGATGCAGACCGACAAGCAGACGAGCTGGGGTACCGGGATCGAGGCGCAGCAGCGGGGCCTGGCCCGCACCGTGCTCGCCCCGTGGACCCGCCGGATCGAGCATCGTCTCGGCCGGCTCCTCCCCGGGCCGCGCTGGCCCGAGTTCGACTTCGCCGGCCTGGAGCGGGCGACCCCCGAGCAGGAGATCCGGCTCCTGATCGAACAGGTCCGCGGTGGCCTGATCACCGTCGAGGAGGCCCGGAAGATCCGGAACCTGCCCCCGGTCCCCGAGCTCGGCGTGCTGGTTCCCGCCGGCCCGGCCGATCAGGCCCCGGCGCCGATCCAGGAGGACATGCCATGACGGTGGCCACGCTCACCCGCTACGGCGTCCAGCTCCGGGCCAGGATCGATGGGGACACGCTCCACGGTCACGCAGCGGTGTTCGGGCAGATGGCCCGGGTACCGGAGGGCTGGGAGTCGCTGAAGCCCTCAGCATTCAACGAGGTGCTGGCCCGCACCGACTGCGACGTGCGGGCGCTGCGCGACCACGACCCCAAGATGTTGCTCGGCCGCCAGTCGTCGGGGACGCTCCGCCTCGACGTCGACGACGAGGGCTTGGCCTTCGACGTCGACCTCCCCGACACGTCCTACGCCCACGACCTCCGGGTGCTCGTCGACCGTGGGGACCTGACCGGCGGCTCGTTCGGGTTCATCCCCGGCCGCCACGAGGACACCAAGGCGCCGGACGGTCGCAAGCACCGGAGCCACACGTCGCTGTCGCGGCTGGTCGACGTCTCCTCCGTCACGTTCCCCGCCTACGACGGCGCCGCGGTGGCGCTCCGCTCCGTCGACTTCACCGCCGTCCCATCGAACCGATCCCAACTGATCCTCGCCCGTCATCGGGCACACACAAGGAGCACACGCCCATGACCATCGAAGAACTACTCGCCGCACTGCAGGCGATCCTCGACGAGGCCGGCACCGAGCCGCTCACCGACGACCAGGTCGAGCGGTACGAGCAGCTCGAGGCCGACCTCGCCGTCGTTCAGCGCGACGTCCAGATCCGGTCCCGGCAGCAGGCGTACCAGACCCCGACCCGGACCGACCTCCACGTCCACGTCGGCACCGGCAGCACCGACGACACGCTGGAGCGGGCGTTCGACTCGTACCTGCGTACCGGGATGGCGAACCAGGACATGACCGACCTGCGCGCCCAGCAGGTCGGCACCGACTCCGAGGGCGGCTACCTGGTGCCCCCCGGGTTCCGGGACAAGCTGGTCGAGGTCCGCAAGGCGTTCGGCGGGATCGCCGAGATCGCCGACGGGTTCTCCACCTCCAGCGGTCAGGTGCTCGAGTTCCCGTCGCTGAACGACACCGCGTCGGTCGGTGGGATCACCGCTGAGGAGGCGGCGTTCGTCGACGGCACCGACCTCGTGTTCGGCACGGTCGCGATGCGGGCCCACAAGTACACGTCGACCGGTGTCGGGACCACGACCCCGCTGCGTGTCAGCGTGGAGCTGCTCCAGGACGCCGAGTTCGACGTCCAGGGCCTCGTGTCGCGTGCGCTCGGCATGCGGATCGCCCGGGCGCAGGCGGCCGACTGGGCGCACGGTGTCGGCACCACCGAGCCTCAGGGGCTCCTCGACCCGGCCCTCACCCCCGACGTGACCCTCGACGTCGAGGCCACGATCGACGCCGACGAGCTGAACGAGCTCGAAGACCTCCTCGACCCGGAGTACGAGGCGAACGCCCGGTGGGTGTTCTCGAAGAACACGTGGACGGCGATCCGCAGCCTGGTCGACGGCAATTCGCGTCCGGTCATCCAGCCGGAGGCCGCTTCGGGGATCGGGACCATGCCCGAGCGGACCCTGCTCGGCTACCCGATCACGATCGACCAGGGGATCATCCCCCGCACCACCGACGGCGCCTCCGGTGGGTTCGCTGCGCTCGGCGACATCCGCGAGGCCTACGTGATCCGCCGGGTGTCGCCGCTCGTCGTCGTGGTGAACCCGTGGACCCGGATGAACAACGGGCAGGTCGAGTACGTCGCGTGGGAACGGGCCGACGGCGTCATCCAGAACCGCAGCGCCTACAAGGTGCTCCAGAACATCCAGACCTGAGGAGGACGTCATGGCCACCATCCGAGAGCTGGTCGCCCGCAAGGCGAAGCTCGAACAGCAGCTGGCCGCCGTGCTGGAAGAGCTGTCCAAGCGCGACGGCGAGACCGACGAGGACCCCGACCCCCCGGTCGGCCACGAGATCGACGAGGTCGAGACGGCCACGGTCAAGCGGCCCGCGGCCCGCACCACGGCCACCCGGACGACGGGCAGCTGACCGATGGCCTGGGCGCCCGACTACTGCACCGCAGCCGACCTGAAGGAGTTCGTCCACATCGGCGACACGGTGGACGACTCCGAGGTCGCGCTCGCGGTCACGGCGGCGTCGCGGGCCATCGACAACCACACGAGTCGCCAGTTCGGGGTGACGGCCGCGGCCGAGGAGCGGTTCTACACGGCACGGTTCGACCGGGGCCGGCTCCGCTGGATGATCGAGATCGACGACCTCATGACCGCCACCGGCCTGGAGGTCACCGTCGACGGCGCCGAGATCACCGACTTCACGCTCGCCCCCCGCAACCACGCGGCGAAGGGCAAGCCGTGGACGCACCTGATCGTCGGCGCCGCGTCGACGGTCGTCCCCAACTGCGACGAGGACGGCGTGTCGGTGACCGCGACGTTCGGGTGGACCGCCATCCCCGCCGCCGTCACCGAGGCCTGTCTGTTGCAGGGCTCCCGGTTCCTGAAGCGGCGTGAGGCCCCCTTCGGTGTCGCTGGGAGCCCCGAGCGGGGTTCCGAGCTACGTCTGCTCGCCAAAGTCGATCCTGACGTCGCTGTGGCGCTCTCCGGCTACGTCCGCTGGTGGGGTGCACGGTGAACGTCGACGAGACGACCGGGGTGACGAACGGTGAGCTGGCCCGCCTGATCGCACGGGTCGAAGCGAAGATCGACAAGGTCACCGAGGACCACGAGACCCGCATCCGCCGGGTCGAGCGGGTCATGTACATCTCGGTGGGCCTCGCGGCCACCGGTGCGACCTCCGGGCTCTCCGCGCTGATCGGGGCGCTCACATGAACGTGGCCGACGTGATGACCGAGATCGCCGCCCGGCTCGACCTGATCGACGGGCTCCGCGTCTTCTCCTACACGG